GGCTTTAATATTGATTCTGGGTTATTTCAACTGACATTTAATCCGCCACAAAACTTTGCATCGTATAGACAAAGTGAATTAGACAAAGATAGAGTTGGAGTATACCAAACAATAGAACAATTTCCTTATATCAGTAAGCGTTTTGCAATGGAAAGATTCTTGGGTTTAAGCGAAGAAGAAATAGCTAAAAATGAAAAATTATGGCGTGAAGAGAATCAGAAAGAAGTGCTTGAGTATCCTAAAGGTAATGATCTTAGAAGTATTGGAGTTTCTATTGGTGATATGCAAGCAGATCAAGAGACAGCAGACCAAATGGAAGCCCCGTCTGAAGAGGGCGCAAGTCCAGAAAGTATTGTAGGCCCTGTAAGCACTGCACCACCTAACATGGCAGGGGCAGCAGCAGGTGCACAAGGGGCAGCAGCAGCTAGCGGCATAGCAACACCCGGATCAGTTGGATAACAGATAAATAATTATATGATACTTACAGAGCTTTTTGACCCACCAGTTTCAGGATTTCAAGATGTCAATGATGACAATAGTAAACCTGTGTGGAGAACGTCTAGAAAGACTAAGCTAACTCTTAAGCAAATACGGAAATTAAGACGTATGTTAGATGTTAGGAATTATGAAAAAAAGCAATATTTGTCTAAAGTTCGTGATCAATACGGTGCTAAAGCTGCTACTGGCCCCACTGTTTAATCTAACAATCTCAAAATAATTCACTATGTACTTTATAAAGGCTTAGTCCTAGTAAATATTATTAGCACTCCGGCAATCCGTAGTGTTATAACAAGGAGAATCTACATGTTTGGACTAACAGTTGACTTTTTAACAGGAGCCGTAGCTGGCGCAGTATTAGTAGTTTTAGTACCTAAGATTGGCGCTTGGATTAAGAGTAAGATCAGCAAATAACATTGCTGAATAATGATGCTGGTATAAAAAGGGGCTTAGGCCCCTTTTTTCTTTATATCTTACTCAAAAACGCAAAAAATACATCGTTATTAGACGATTTTTTTAATATACGCATAAGTAATGATACACAAAGCCATTTCAATCAGGAGAACAACAATGGACAATAAAAAATTTGAGCAACTTATTGATTTAATCATTAATGAAAATGAAGAAAGAGCAAGCGAATTATTTCATGAAATCGTTGTAGAAAAGTCACGCCAAATCTATGAAAACATCATGGACGAAGAAATGATGGGCATGGAAGAAGATATGGACGAAGATATGGACGAAGATATGATGGAAGATGACATGGACGAAGGCATGGGCGGACAAGTAGGTGATCTACTTGATGAAATTAATGCTGAAGAATCAGGCATGACCGAAGATGCAGATTTGGGTCATGATGAAGCGTCTGAACACGAAGAAATCGAAGATCGCGTAGTTCGTATTGAAGATAAATTAGACGAGCTTATGGCAGAATTTGAAGAAATCATGGGCGACGAACACAAAGAACATGATGAAGAAGATGCAGAGTTTGATGACGAAGCTGAAGAAGCCGGTCATGATATGACTCACGACATGGAAAAAGACCATGACGAAGAAGATGATGAAGAGGGCGATGAAGAGGACATGGACGATGAAGAAGAGGAAGAAGAAGAATCTGTAATGGAAAATATCAATCTACCTCGCGTGCCAGCCCCAAAGCACGGTGACAATGGCTCGCAGAGCAAAAGCACATATGCTGCTAACTCAGGACAGCGCGGTATGGCAAGTAAGCCAGTAAAATTCTCTGGTGATGCTGAAGCAGTACCAACTGGTCCTAAGAGTCCAAGCAACTACGGTGCAAAGGGTGAAGGCGATCTACCAGGAGCAGGCAAGTTCAAGAACACTCCAGGCAAGAATAACTTCACAGAAAAGGGAGATTCAACTCCTAAGCCTGTCACCAAAGATGGAGCAACTGGCAAAAGAAGCCCAGTAGCTAAGTAAGGAACTGAGAACAAATGGCTTTGTATCTCAAGGAACAGTTATCTTTCGACCGTGCAGAAATGCAGGTCGAAAGCGTAACTCAAGGTGATCAGAAGAACCTATATATGAAAGGTATCTTCATTCAGGGTGGGGTAAAGAACGCAAACGAGCGTGTTTACCCCGTCACTGAAATTGAAAATGCCGTAAAAACATTAAACGAGCAAATCACAGAAGGTCATTCAGTATTAGGTGAAGTAGACCATCCAGATGATTTAAAGATTAACTTGGACCGTGTATCACATATGATTACTAATATGTGGATGGACGGGCCAAACGGTTTCGGAAAATTAAAAATTCTACCAACTCCAATGGGTCAATTAGTAAAAACAATGTTGGAGAGTGGTGTTAAACTTGGCGTATCCAGTCGTGGTAGCGGTAACGTAGACGACAGGGATGGCCGTGTAAGTGATTTTGAAATAATCACTGTTGATATTGTCGCGCAGCCAAGCGCACCAAACGCATACCCAAAAGCAATTTATGAAGGCCTCATGAACATGAAGCATGGTCATAAAATACTAGAAGTTGCTAAGGAAGTTAGCGGCGACAGAAAGGTACAGAAATACTTGAAGGATGAGGTAACTCGTCTTATCAAGGAATTAAAAATTAAATAGAGGAACTAGATATGCTAGATGCTATCAAACCATTGCTCGACAGTGGCTTAATCAACGAAGATGTTGGACAAGAACTTAACAAAGTTTGGGAGTCCAAGTTGACAGAAGCCCGTGATCAAGTGCGGTCTGAACTCCGCGAAGAGTTTGCACAACGCTATGAACACGATAGAATTGTGATGGTAGAAGCCCTAGATAAGATGGTAACCGAAAGCCTCCGTAGTGAAATTGAAGAATTTCATGAAGAAAAGAAGGCTCTTAACGAAGATCGCGTACAAGCAAAGATGAAACTCAGAGAAAATGCAGCAAAGTTCAATAATTTTATGGTTACAAAATTAGCCGAAGAAATTAAAGAATTACGCGCAGATCGTCAGATCGCACTAGAGAATCAAAAGAAGCTTGAGCAATTTGTTGTTCATGCCCTTGCTAAAGAAATTAAAGAATTCTCGCAAGACAAGAAAGCAGTTGTCGAGACCAAAGTTAAGTTGGTTGCTGAAGGCCGAATTCAACTTAATGCACTCAAGAACAAATTTGTTAGTGAGAGCGCAAAGAGAATCAATGAGGCAGTCACATCTCATCTTAAGGGTGAAATTTCACAACTCAAAGAAGATATCAAATCAGCTAAAGAAAACAATTTTGGTCGTAGACTGTTTGAAGCTTTTGCAAGTGAATACTCTGTAACTTACTTAGATAAGAATGCAGAAACTCGCAAGCTTTTATCAGCACTAGAACAAAAAGATCAGCAATTAGCTGAAGCTACAAGCAAGGCAGCGGAAGCTACCAAGTTAGTAGAATCAAAGGATCGTGAGGTTCGTATTATTAAAGAATCAAATCAGCGTGGACAAGTTATGAGCGATTTGCTCAAAACTTTAAACAAAGAAAAGGCTCAAGTAATGCAATCCTTGCTAGAAAGCGTGCAGACAACTAAGTTGCAGGCCGCATTCGACAAGTATTTACCAGCAGTACTTAATACAGGCTCAGAAAAATCAACTACTAAAAAAGTTGCAATTAATGAAAGTGTAAGAGAAGTTACTGGTAACAAAACTGCCAAGACAGAAGTAGATGTTGAAGATCGTGATAACGTAATCGACATTAGACGCCTGGCAGGGCTTTAATTTAGACATAGATTAGGAGAAATTAAAAATGTCAAAAGTACTCTTAGAAAGCCGTTGGGACGAGACCAGAGAGGCCCTGTTAGAAGGCTTGAAGGGAAATCGTCGTTCAACAATGGGTGTAATCTTAGAAAACACCCGCAAGCAGTTGCTCGCTGAATCGTCAGCTGGCACAACAACTGCTGGTAATATCGCAACATTAAATCGCGTTATTCTTCCAGTAATTCGTCGTGTAATGCCAACTGTTATTGCAAATGAATTGGTTGGCGTTCAGCCAATGACAGGACCTGTTGGTCAGATTCACACTTTACGTGTACGCTATGCTCAGTCATTGACTGATAATAACTCATCATCACAAACAAGTGTACAAGCTGGTCAAGAAGCCCTTAGCCCATTCTTGATTGCACAGGCATACTCGCGTGTACAGTCAGGCACAACATCGACTAACTTCTACACAGGTGCTGATACAGCAACTCTAGAAGGTAACGGTGGTAAGCAGATTTCTGTACAGATCCTTCGTCAGGCTGTTGAAGCCAAGTCACGCAAGCTCCAAGCTCGTTGGACTTTTGAAGCTGCACAGGATGCACAGTCACAGCACGGTATCGATGTAGAAGCAGAAATTATGGCTGCTCTTGCTCAAGAAATCACTGCTGAAATCGATCAGGAAATCTTACTCAGCTTGTCAACATTGGCAACAACTGAGTATACATTCAACCAAGCTACAGTATCAGGTACTGCTACATACGTTGGTGACGAACACGCTGCTCTTGCTGTTCTTATCAATCGCGTTGCTAACTTGATTGCACAGCGCACTCGTCGTGGTGCTGGCAACTGGGCAGTTGTTTCACCTGCTTCGTTGACTGTTCTTCAGTCTGCAACAACTTCGGCATTTGCTCGTACAACAGAAGGCACATTTGAAGCCCCAACTAACACTAAGTTTGTTGGTACTTTAAACGGTGCAATGCGCGTATTCGTTAACTCATATTCACCTGACACCCAGCCTGTATTGGTTGGTTACAAGGGTTCATCTGAGACTGACGCAGCCGCGTTCTACTGCCCATATATTCCATTAATGAGCAGCGGCGTTGTATTAGATCCGTCGACATTCGAACCAGTCGTTTCGTTCATGACCCGGTACGGGTACATTGAGCTTACTAACACCGCTAGCAGTTTCGGGAATGCCGCCGATTACGTTGGTGAAATAGCCGTGCAAAATTTGACTTTTCAATGAGAATCATTCTCATTTGAGAAATCAAATGTTGGAACAGAGAAAGGGGACTTCGGTCCCTTTTCTTTTAACTAAAATTTATAAATGCAGCAGACTATGATAAATAACTGTATGAAACACTTTATTTACAAAACCACTCACATCAATGGCAAGTACTACATAGGTAGGCATAGCACAGAAAACTTAGATGACGGGTATGTTGGTTCAGGAAAGTGGCCTAACTCTATTAAAGATAAGTCTACTCTTAGTAGAGAAATATTAGAATTTGTAGATACATTTGAAGAATTAGTATCTGCCGAAGAAAGATACTTAGCAGAACATGTTGGTAAACCCAAATGTATGAACATGAGTAATGCTAGCACGGGTTGGGCAACCGGTGCTGCTAACCCGATGCAACGCCCTGAGGTTAAAGCCAAGTTTCAAGGAGACAATCATTGGATAAAAAAGAATCCTAAAAGAATTGATGAATTTAGGATACAACAATTAAAAAGAGTAGAACAAGGAACCCATAACTTGGTAGGAGATAAAAATCCAAATAAAGACGGTAGAAACGCTAAAGCAGCATATGCTAATGGCAAACACAATTCAATTACTAACAATCCTTCAACTGTAAATGCTAAGAATGGTACACATCATTGGCAAAATGGTAAGAGTCCTAACTATCAAGGTAAATTGAATAAGAAGTTAGTAGCAGAAGGCAAGCATAACTTTTTGGGTTCCGACTTGAATAACAAAAGAGTCAAAGAAGGTACACATAATTTTTTGGGTGCAGATGCTAATCTAAAGAGATTGGCAGAAGGTAGACACCCATCACAGCAAAAAGTAACTTGCCAACATTGCGGAAAAACCGTAAGTGTTGGAATGCACAAGCGTTGGCACGGTAATAATTGTAAACTACTAAATACAATATAATAGGAACACTAGCTATGGGAATAACAGTAGAAGGTGGAATTAGTATAGGCGGCAATATCACTATTGCTTCAGGACCAGCATCCTTCACATTAGCATCATCAGACTTTAATTATTCTTATGCGGGCACCTATATATCTGCTAACGGTAATATAGGATTTACTACTACTGGCCAAAGTGGACCAGGAGAAGCAGTTTGGACTCCTAGTTTAAGTTTGAACAACGGTGGTAGTCCTGTCAAACTTGCTGAGATTCGTGCGTACTGGGCTACTAATGGATTGAATCCCACTATCAATTCTTATATGTTCAATGTTACTTGGGGAGCCGGTAGTACACTTGCATCTGGTGTAGTTATTATGCGTTTTTATGACAACGGCAACAATGACACATATTTAAATATGGGTGTTGTTGATACTACTAATCCTATCTGGCAAACTTCTGGAACTAATTACTTTAACGGTCCAATTTACACATTAGCAGGAACTTGGAACTTACCTGCTATATTTACCGTAATCACACCAAATATCGTTAACACAAATCAATGGTGCTAATAACTAATAACTAAGTGCTAAAATAAACAAGGATAAAACATGACAGGAATAACAATAACAGGACCAGGCATCACAATAACAGGTGGTATTGGTTTAGGCGGAATACGAAATCAAATAGTTGGTGGATGTGCGATTTATTATAATCCAGGTACATATACTTGGACAGCACCCCCTTGTGTTACTTCTATATCTGTAGTTGCAATAGGTGGTGGCGGAGGCGGCTCCGCCGGGTGTAGTGGTTTAGCTGCCGGTGGTGATGGCGGTGAAAGTTATTTCTGTAATCCAACTGCTTGTATATCTCACCCTGTAATAGGTTATGGTGGCAACGGTGGTCAATCTGTTGGCGGCAAAGCCCCGGCTACATATGTAGGTAATGGCGGCGGTATGGGCGGGGTGCCTTGTGGTGCCTGCTGTTCAATGGGCGGTGGTGGTGCCGGTGGATACACAGGACCAGGCGGACAAGGAACTTCGAACTTCTCACAGACATCTACCCCAGGGTCGGGTGGTGGCGGCGGCGGTGGGGGAGGAGTTTTTTGCAACACCGGCGGCGGTGGTGGAGGAGTTGGCATATTAGGGCAAGGCGCAAACGGTCAGGCTGGATTAGCTGTTCATTTTTGTTGCAGTAGAGTTGGCACAGGCGGCGGCGGCGGAAGTACTGATGCATTCTGCGGCGGCTCAAATGGTCAAGATGTATGCGGTACCAATGGCGGATTTGGTGGCACATTTGGTGGCGGTGGCGGATCATATGATTACTTTTGTGGCGGTGGCGGTGGTGCATTAGGTTGGATAAATAATTACCCTGTTAATCCAGGGTGTTCATATACAATTCAAGTTGGTGCAGGTGGCAGTGGTGGTAATACCCTCGGTGGTGGTTTAGGCGGAAATGGCGGTGGTGGTGCAGTACGTATTGTATGGCCTGGCGATATTAAACAATTCCCTACAACTAATGTAGGCTATCTTAGTTTTACATTAAATCCAAATGATTTTACTACTGCATCTAATAATAATCAACTCACTGTTACGGGTAGTACATCATTTACAGTTACGGCTGGGGCCACTGGGTATGGTCCAACACATGCAGTTTATACTCCAATTCTTAGTGCTACCAGTGGAGGAAACTCTGCATTTAGTGAGTCATTAGTAAATTATTATAACAGTTATGGATGGAGTTTAACAGACAGTGCAACTAGAGTTTTTAATGTAATTTGGCAGGCAGGCAGTACTGTTATTAATGGACTAGCCTACGTAACTTTTTATTATACCGATGCTAATTATTGTTACCTACAGATAGGCACGATTGATCCCACTAATACAGCATATCAAACACCAGGGGTAAATCCATTCGATGGTTCCCCGGGACCAACTACACTGCTTGGTACATTTAACTTGCCGGCTACATTTACATTATATACACCAGAAACTGCTGCTCAGGCAAACAGTTGGTGCTAAAATTAAATAAGGATACCAAATGAGCGCATACGGAGTACAATTAGGAGGAGGTGTTAGTATGGGCGCCGGGATAGAACTTGGTATCCCTCCAGTATTAAAACTAAGTCTTGATGCTTCTACATATACTACTCTTACAACCACAAGCGCCCAATCATATAGTAGCGGATCATCAATGACTACTTTCAGAGTACTAAACAGAGGCGGTAACTGGGACGAAATGTTTGCTAGTTGGACTACCGGTACTTGGTCTTGTACACAGTTTCCAGGATCAGTGGTTACTAATATGACCAATCCAGGAGATGATAGTCCTATAATTACTATCACTGGAGGGACATTTGTAAGTGGACAATTCTATTCATTTACCAGTAGTGGAGTATGGTTTGATAGTGTAAATAATCTTCCGTTTGGATTATATAACGGTGTAACATACGATAGCAGTAATGGTGGTAGTATGGTATTTGTTTCGGCATCAAGTCAATACGCGCAATGTTCAACAAGTTTATCTACATTGAATACTTGGACAGTTGAAGCATGGCATTATTATGATGGCACTAATGTAGGAGGAAGTCCCTGTATTGTTACTGAAGTATTTCCTGGCACAACCAGCAGTATCAACTATGCTTTGGGTAGCTTGAATGACAACAGCCCAAATTTACAATCAGGATTTTATCGCGGCGGATGGACACAAACACCAGCTGGGTATGTATTAACTACTGAAAATTGGTATCAGCTTGTAGGTACATATGACGGACAATCTTCTAAACTTTATGTGAATAATATATTAGTTGAATCCGCATTGGGTTCGGCGTTACCGCTATCTAGTA